TTATTTTCTACCATCTGGTCTAATATCTATTCTAGGTGTTCCTAATTTCCAAGCTACACCTTGAGAAGTAGATTCTAGCTTCATACTAAAAGACCTTCCTCTTAACCTAATATTTAATACATCGGTGAACTGTTCAACTGGAGTGGTCGCTGTTCTAGTACTTGTACCACCTGAGTTATTATCGTAAGGGCTTCCTGGACCAGTCCGCGACTGCATAGTAAAAGTCGCATTAGGAGCACCCGTTGTGGAAGTAGAACCGTTAAAACTTATATCAGGAATAAGTTGTTTTATAAAACTGTATTGATAACCGTCTCCAATATCCATTTGACTAGATTCTATTGAAGCTGTCATGGCAGAACCATCATCGTCGTTTCCGTTTTCATGCTCAAACAAATATTGAGATCCAGCACCTATAGGGAATCTTCTAATTCCTTTGTCATGCCAAGCTGTCCTAGACAATGTTCCATAGTACCATGTTTGATTTGCATAATTATAAATAACATATTTATTGTTTTCTTCAGAACTAGCGGAAGGATAAAACCACCAGATTTCTGACCATTGAGAGTTTACACCTGATACAACTCTGTCACTTTGTGAAAAGTTAAAGTCTAAAAATACTTTGTCCTTAACAGTACAAGCTATCTGTTGAGATCTTCCAGTATAAATGTAAAAACTTTCTTTTCCCATCCAAATTACTATATCATCTACAGCAACAGCGGAGTTTGGGCTCATTATAGAAATGTTTTTAGAAAGTTCTTGTAATCCAAAAGTAAAAGGCGGACCAATAAATCGCATACTAAAAAGGCTTCTGTCAGTAAAAACTAATATTTGTTGTTTGGTTTCTACAGCTTGTACAAAGGTAGAACCACTACTTAAACGTAAGTCTCCTGCTGTGTTTGTAGTGTCAGGAGTCCATTTAGTTAAAGACTCTTGCGAGCTAAATCGTATAAGTAAAGGGTCTTGAATAGTTGTACCAAGAGTATTTGTACCAAACGCTATTATATGTCTGTCTATATCGGAAACCATTATTTGTTTTGCTACCGTAGGTACATCAGAAGCACCACTTTCACTTGAAAGTAGAACAGCTGGAGTGGTTAGATTATCAGATTTATCCCAATAAAAAATTGCTCCGTCTCTTGGGTTTATCAGTAAGTCCTCACCAAAATTATCATGTGTCCATAGCCTTAACTCTGCAAGTGTTCCTACGTCTGCAGATTCACCCCAACCAAAAGTAGTCAGATCTGCGTTTATTCCGCCAAAACCTCCAGCTCCCCAACCATTACCTCCAACACCCGTGTCTAGTCCAACATTTATTTGGTAAACACCATCAACACCCGAACCACCATTATTACTATCTGAGGCATTTGCTGTAACAGTATTTCCACTAGTGTCTTTTGCTACAATAACAAAAGAGTTAGCGTTTGTTATAGAAGCTATCTGGTACTCTTGGTTTAATACATCTGCTGTAATAAGACCCCCTAAACTAACTGCTCCTGAAATAGTTACAAAATCAGAATGTACCGCTCCGTGAGAAGTGTTTGTTACCGTTATATTAGAAGAACCGTTTGAAGCCGAAAAAGTAATAGCGTTAGTTACTGTTTTTCTTATAGGGGTGATATCAAAATATGTACCACCTTGTTCTATGTAATACTTCAAGTGTGTTCCAACACCCATGTAGTTTGAACCATCAAGGGCTATCCAATTATGAAGAGCTCTTGCCGTTCCTAAGTATTGGTTAGCAGAATATTTTATCCACCCACCTATTTTCTGTGGGAAGGCTGTGTAGAATCGCACCTTTTCACAGTCAAAAAAGCCTCCTTCATTAGAGTAAGAAGTGACCTCTCTGTTTATTCCAGGTTTGAATTTTAAACTTGTTAAAGGCATTTTTAATTATCCCATCGTTTCTTATTTAGGATATTTGTCCTTGACTGCTTTGATTGTAGTTTTCCAACCATCAATTCCATTATGATAAATGTCATCTAATTGGTCTATAATACTTGGGTATTCAAGAACTCTTTTTTCTACATAGGTGTATTTTGCTACTGAATCTGAATCTGCTTTTGCCTCTGCATCTGCTATAGCTTTCTTTTCAGTTGCAAACTTTGTTTCAAAATCATAAGAAGAAATATCAGATATACTTAAATTTTTTGTACCATCATTATACTCAACTTCACCAGAAGAACCATTCCACTGAATAGCATGAATATTATCAGCAATACCAGTTCTAAAAGTAGACGATTCTATTACTACATCATCTACATAAAGTTGTGCCTGACCATCTTGTTCGCCTTCTCTTATATAACTTATTTTTGCCATTTTTATCTCCTTTAGGCTATGTAATACCAACCCGTTGCTATGTATTTATTGTGGGTGTAGACTGGATTACCTCTATGTGTATGTGTGAATGAAGAAGGGAAATAACAAACCGAACCCTTTTTAGGTTGCAGTTTTACACCATACTCGAAAAATTCTGTCTCACCTTCACCTTCTGGTATGTCATTTAAATATATTGTCCATGTTAAAATTCTGGAAGATGCTTCCCCAGAATGATGTTCACAATGCCATGTATGAAATCCACCTTTTGGTGGAGTTTTTTGTACTTTAATTCTCTTACTATAAAAGTTTTTCATTTCAAGTGATGGATATTCAGCACCATATTTTTTTAAACCTTCATCTAGTATCTTATTTGTTTCTATTTGCAAATCTTTAGTATCATTTTTTTCGTGTTCATCAAAGAAAAGTGCAAAATCTTTTCTGTGCTCTACTCCTCCATTACTAATAGTGCCATCCATACCACCATCTCGTAATGATGAATTTGCATAAATTCTTTCCCAAGCCTCTATCATTCTTTCACAATAGTCATCTGAAGCGAACTTTTCATAGTTAGATATAAAACTAAGATTCCTTACCTTTGTCATATCATTCATTGTTTCATTCCCCCATTATTTCTAATCTCTAAAACTTTTGACAATTCTAAAATATTTCTATTAGAATCATTTGCCTTTACCATTTCATTTCTAAATGATTCCACCGCCGCTCCAGTTTGTCTTGCTTGTGTTGCATTTTCAACAAGTAACAAAGGCAACCATGCAATAGCACAAGCATATTCATCTACTTCTTTACCATCATTAGGACTAGTGCCTTTCATTTGAACAAACCATGCACATTTAAATTGTTTACACTTTTTGAAGTTATGTAATGGACAGTTTTCCTCAACCTTTAACTGCATATTAATCCTTATTAGCTATAATAAAGTCTACATATTGTACATTAATTGTGGCAGTAGAACTTGCTACCGCTAAGTTTCCAGCAGTTACATTACCACTAATAGCTGGATCACCAGACACACTACCACTTAAATTGTGTCCGTGATTGTGAGATTGACCACCACCAGTTGCAGTGGATGTTGGATTAGGATTTGGATTAGCAGTAGGATTACCAAATGTCGCGGCATTAAAATATTGTCTTTGATTACCACTAGCCGACGCTCCTTGGAATTGGTGAGTATGTGATGGCATTTGAGCCGTACTTAGAGTTGTAGCTGAAATATTTCCACTCATACTAACTGCTAAGTTTCCAGCCCCGACTGCTAAATTGCTTCCAGGATTACCAGTAACACTACCCAAACTAACGGCAGGAGTTGCCATCGCAGTAGTAAAAGCTACACTACCACCAGTTCCTACTGTTCCAGATGTCAGCCTTAGTGCTTTATCATTATGTGTTGTTGATTTTGTCCAACCAGTTGGTGCAGAGGTTTGTTGAAACAACATTGATGTACCTTGTGGAAAAGGCTCTGCATTCCCTACGGCAGTCGTTACAAAAGCAGTTGTTGCGACTTGTGTTGTGTTTGTTCCTGCATTAGCCGTTGTAGACAATGGAGTTCCGGTCAAACTAGGACTTACTAAGGATAAGGCAGAAAAAACTTCTGTGACAGCCGCTCCGCTTCCTGCTCCATCTAAAGAAACAACCTTAGTTTGTCCTGCGGCGATTGTAATGTCTGCACCAGAACCTTGACTGATAAGAATGTTTTGCGATCCACTTGTTCCATTTTTAATTATATGGACTCTCTTCATTGTGTTCGGACCAATAGTAATAGTACACGCTGAATCTAATGTTCCCGTGTAGATTATGTATACTGCTCTACCTGCATCAGCAGATCCATCAGCTACTGTTGTGGTATGGGTATCAGCATTTGTTGTTATAGCTTCTGTGCCAAAGCCTAACGCTTCACCAAGTAATTCTAGGTTGGTGTTTGTCGTAGTACCCCATGTCCCAGATTCATCACCAGTTGCGATTTCTTTTAATCTTAAGTTATTTACATATGTTGCCATTATGCCACCCTTTCAATCCAGTTCGCCACTTGGTCTGGCTT